TTATATCTTAGAAATCCAAACAGCGGCACATTCGAATAAATCAGCATTCTCTGGATGATAAGTTTTCTATGCAAAACTTTGAAATTTGTGAGAAGGTTTTGTTGTGTTTATTCGTTATTAGATAAGACACCGTACAGAACCATCAGAATCAAACAGACAATGAGATTACATCTCAGAACTTGTTCGTGATTAGATAAGATTCGTACAGAGATTTGATAATGCGAACTGATGAGAATTAAGAACTCATAAGTTTGTTCGTGATTAGATAAGATTCGTATAGAGCATAACAATATAACACTGCTGTTATATTCTAATCTGATAATTCATTCGTGTTTAGATAAGATTCGTATTGGAGAATTGGTTGTATAAGTCTTCCGCGCACTTACAGATAGAAAGTATTCGTGTATAATTAAGATTCGTTGTAGGGAATAACTTGACGGGTAGAGTAGGGTCTGGTAGAATTCAACAGTAGAGTTTATTCGTTCCTCCGTTCTTTCTCTCTTATGGCAACTGCTTCTCTCACAGCACAAAAGAATAAGTATCGCATCACGTTAGAACTCAACGTGAATGAAGATTTTAATCCACATCAGATTAACTGGAACAAACTCTTTGAACTTGATCGTAATGAACAGGTGAAGAGTTATGTAGAAGATCTCAACGTGCGTTGGTAATTAGAATACTCTTCAAATCGCCCTAAGTGTATTATACTCAGCGTCAGTAAGGTACATCGCCTGATAGATGTTTCGTTTATTATTATTACTTTGTCTGATTGTTTATATCACTTGGGGCAACTTAATTCTTTATAGTTATTATTGTTCGTCGTTAATTGGCAGCAGTTCGTATAAAGAATAGGCAGTTCTTTATGTATAAGTAGGGTTTTTGTTGGGAGTTAGTGTAAAGAACTGCGTTGTTTTATAGTAATAACGCAGTGATTGGGGGCAGTTAGTATAAACAATGACGAATAATGATAGTTATTCGTTGTCAGTTGTTTATTCGTTATAGCAGTTATTATGTTTTATTGTTAATTGTTTATATTTTGCGTTGCCCCCCGTTATGAAAAATCGATAAGTCCCTAACCTACAGTGTATGTCTTTTTCGACCTCTATCTCACTCTTATAAAAAAAAAAAATTTCCCAGAAAAAAATGGCACCAAAGAAGAAAGCAAATTGTTACGGTTGGGGAATTTTCGGAGGAAAGCACAAAAAGAATAAAAGTTGCGCCACTGGAATATTTCGGACACCCGCACAGAAAAGAGCATCTTCGAAAAGAAAAAAGAAATGAAACACCGCCCATATTGGAGTTTCTGGAAAGTAGTCTTTGCGGGGTGGCTGATACGCTATCCGGGGAAAATGCTGAAAATCTTTGGCGTTCCGCTTGGAATTCTGACTGTTATGATATATAATGCAGTGACCAAATAAAAAATTCCCGAAAAATTTTTTTATGAGAAATCAAGAAAAGATATATCACATATATGCAAAGGATAAGTGCATATATCACAGTCTTCCAGAGGAAAAATTTTCTGAGGTCTGGGAGATGCTACACAGGATGGTTGATTTGCTTGGGAAAGACATAAACAAAGATGATTTACAATATGAATCTTTGTTTGTGAATAAAGAGGTTGTATTAAATTCTTCTCATTGACAATCGAATATATACAGTGTTAATATTGAAATGAAGGTTTATTAACTTTATGGCAAAAGGATTTACAGTAAAAGCAAAGGCACCAACAACATCTCAAGAACAAGAATGGGATTATGATGCTATTAAAGAGAGAATGAGAGGTAAAAGTATTGTCTTCTGTTTGCCCGGAAGAGGTTGCTCTTTTATTTTCCTCAAAGCATTTGTACAGTTGTGCTTTGACATCGTTCAAAATGGAATGAGTATTCAGATTTCTCAAGACTACTCATCAATGGTTAATTTCGCCCGTTGCAAATGTCTTGGAGCAAATGTTCTAAGAGGACCAAAGCAAATTCCTTGGGATGGAAGACTTCAATATGATTATCAACTTTGGATTGATAGTGATATTGTTTTTGATTCTAACAAATTCTGGCAACTCTGTGATGTTGCTTTCCCTGCAGAAGGAGAGGAGCGTGAAATTGTCGCTGGTTGGTATGCAACTGAAGACGGACACACAACCTCTGTCGCGCACTGGTTGGAGGAAGATGACTTCCGCAAGAATGGTGGAGTTATGAATCATGAGACTGTAGAGTCCATCTCCAAGCGCCGTAAGCCATTCACTGTAGACTATACAGGTTTTGGTTGGGTTATGATTAAAAATGGAGTTTTTGAAAATCTTGAATATCCTTGGTTTGCTCCTAAGATGCAAGTCTTTGAATCTGGTGCAGTGCAAGATATGTGTGGGGAAGATGTTTCATTCTGTCTTGATGCAAAGGAAGAGGGATTTGAAATCTGGTGCGATCCTCGTATTAGAGTTGGTCATGAGAAAACTCGTATTATCTGATGGAAACAACTTACAATCTTTTATATAAAGGGCGTAAAATTTATAAAGATCTTACTGCAGAAGAATGTAGTGAGATCTTACAAGACTTCTCTGAACGTTATTTTTCAGGGGAAGACATTGATCCAAATTTAATTGAACTGGAGGAAATTTAAAATGGCAACTAAAGGTGGAAGTAATAAGGTTAATTTTGAACCTGGAGCACCTAAGAAGACCAGACAGGGCCGTTCTGCTCGTACATTGCTAAGTGCAACTTCTCGTAATGGACGTAAGAAAAGGTATCGCGGTCAAGGAAAATAAAATAAAATGCTACAATTAAATCCCCAAATCCCAGTCTTTACTCCTAAAGGTAAAGGTTGGGCTTTTTTTGTAATTGATCGTTCTCAAGAGCATGATTTAGAGTGGGTTGTGTTCCTAGATAGTAATGGAGAGTGTTGGACTTTTAAAAATTCTGATGTCAGAATACAAAAAAATTATACTTTAAATCGACACAATACTAACATTTTTGAGAACTCGGGATAGCAACCCCGTAAAAAGTTCTGATTTTCAATAATCAGGAGCTAAAATGACCAAAAAAGTCGATAAAGATCAAAACTTCATGCAAAGTAAATGGGGAACTCAATATTTGGCAAGTGAATATGGGTGGGAAAGTAAAATCTCATCTCAGAAAATGCTTCGCGAGATCTCAAATGATGATCTTACTCCAAAAAAGCATGATTTTTTTCATCAAAACGAACTCCATTCAACAATTCGCAATGATAATGACTATGATGATTGGGAATATGGAACAGAGCCAATTTATGAGACAAAAAATCTATAATAAATAATATTAAATTTTAATTTAATATGCCTTTAGAACGAGTAAGTAGTGGTTTTAAAGATATAAGTATGTCATTTCAGGCTAATCCTCTGAACAATGACCTTATTGGAATTAAAAATGAAACTGCAATTGCTCGTTCTATAAGAAATATTGTTTTCACTCAACCTGGAGAAAAATTTTTTAATCCCTTTTTTGGTTCTCAAGTAAAAAGATCGTTATTTGAAAACTTTGATGATCTTACATCTACTACAATTAAAGATGAAATAGAAAATTCTATTCGAAATTATGAACCAAGAGTCGAATTAATTGATGTTAGTGCTGTCCCAGATTATGATAATAATACTTTTAACGTAACAATAATCTATAGAATTATTGGTGCAGATGTACAACCACAACAGTTAGAATTTGTATTACTGCCTTCTAGATAAATGACATTAACAAATTTTTCAAATTTAGATTTCGATCAGATCAAGACAACACTAAAAGATTATTTGAGATCAAACTCAAATTTTACTGACTATAATTTTGAAGGATCTAATTTATCTACAATTTTAGATGTATTAGCATATAATACCTATATTACTTCATATAATGCAAATATGGTTGCAAATGAGGTTTTTATAGATAGTGCGACATTAAGAGAAAATGTTGTTGCTCTTGCGAGAAACATTGGATATGTTCCAAGATCCAAAAAATCAGCAAGAGCAACAGTAAGTTTTTTTGTAGATCTTTCAAACTCGAATATACAAAGTTCTACAATAACTCTTAAAAAAGGAATAGTATCTTCAAGTTCAAACACATTTTCAAACCAATCATTTGTATTTTCAATCTTAGAGAATATTACAAAACCAATTTTTAACGGCATTGCATCTTTTGAGGATATTAAAATCTATGAAGGTTCATTGATTACTACTAACTTTACATATAACACTAATAATTTAAATCAAAGATTTATTTTACCCAATCCTGGCATTGATACTGATTTGCTTTCTGTCTCTGTGGATAGAGATGGTGTCAAATCAAATTATATGCTTCATAAAAATATACTAGACATAGATAATAATTCCAAAGTATTTTTCATACAAGAAGTAGAAGATGAAAGATATGAAATAATTTTTGGCGATGGTGTATTTGGAGAATCTCTGCAAAATGGAGATCAAATAGAAGTTTCTTATATTGTATCCAATGGAGAATCTGGAAATGGAATATCTCAATTTTCTTTTTCTGGAACATTGTCGTCTTCAAATAACCAAAATATTACCTCTGGAATTTCTTTATTATCAACTGGGCTAATTTCGTCTGGTGGAGAGGATATAGAAGAGATTGAATCCATTAAAAAATACTCAGGAAGGATATACGCATCTCAAAATAGAGCCGTAACATCAAATGATTACGAATCTCTTATTAAAACTGTAGTATATCCAGAAACAGAATCTATTTCTGTTTTCGGTGGAGAAGAATTGATTCCCCCTCAGTATGGAAAAGTCTTCATTAGTATTAAGCCAAGGACTGGAGATTTTCTACCAAATTTAATCAAAGAAAATATAAAATTAAAGTTAAAGCAATATTCTGTTGCAGGAATAGTTCCCGAAATTCTAGATTTAAAATATCTTTACGTAGAGACAGATTCTAAAATTTATTATAATCCAAATTTATCTTCAGGGTCAGAACAGGTATTAACTGCAATTAATTATAATGTAAATAAGTATGCAAAATCCACTGAGTTGAATAAGTATGGGGCGAGATTTAAATATAGTAAATTTTTAAAAATTATAGATGACAGTCATAGTGCAATTACATCTAACATTACAAAAATTTCTATTCGTAGGGATTTAAGAATAGTAGCAAATTCTTTTGCAACATATTCAATTGGATTCGGCAATCAATTTCATATTTCGGATCTGAACGGTTTCAATATTAAATCTACTGCATTTAGAATATCTGGGGTACAAGAAGACCTCTACTTATCAGACATACCAAACACTGATAGGGAAACAGGGATCATATTCTTCTTTAGTCTGCCAAATAAATCCTCAACTAACCCAACTATTGTTAGGAGAAGTGCTGGAACTATAGATTATAAAAAAGGTATAATTAATTTAAATCCATTAAATATAATATCTACTGAAAAAATAATAAATGGACAACCGACTATTCAAATATCTGCAATTCCAAAATCAAATGATGTAATTGGATTGCAGGATTTATATTTGCAACTAGATATTAATAGCAGTTTATTTGAAATGGTAGTTGATGAAATTTCTTCTGGAGCAGATCCTTCAGCATCAAACTATATTGTATCTTCAAGCTATGGTAATGGAAATTTAGTAAGATCTTAAAAAAATGTCAGAAACCAGAATTAAATTCTCTAATATTGTCGAAAATCAACTTCCAGAATATATTAAAGAGGAATTTCCTCTTTTTTCAGAATTTTTAACGCAATATTATATTTCTAATGAATATCAAGGATCTCCTGCAGACTTGATTCAGAATATTGATAGATATACTAAAATTGACAACTCTGCAGAGAATGTAAGTGATGTAATTTTAAAGGAAGATATATCGTTTCTTGATGAGGTAATCACTGTTGATTTGGAGAAAAATCCAACAGGAACTCAAGGATTTCCAAAATCATACGGATTATTACAAATTGATGACGAAATCATCACCTATAAAGAAACATCCCAAGATTCTTTCATTGGATGTGTTAGAGGATTTAGTGGCATTGTTTCTTATGAAGCAGAAGGATCTTCAGATGAAGTATTATTTAAAACTTCACTATCAGACACTCATAAATCTGGTTCAAAAATAATTAATTTAAGTGTATTATTTTTAAATGAGTTCTTAAAAAAAACTAAATATCAACTTTTACCGGGATTTGAAGAAAAGAATTTATATTCTGCGGTTAATGAAAAACTTTTTATCAAACAGGGACATGATTTTTATTCTTCAAAGGGAACAGACGAATCTTTTAACATATTATTTAAATGTCTTTATGGGCAAAGTGTAAAAATTATAAGACCAAAAGATTACTTATTTAAGCCGTCAGATGCTCAGTATAATGTAACCTATGATTTTGTCGTAGAATCTATAGACGGAAATCCATTAGATTTGGTGAATTCTACTTTATATCAAGATGAATATGAATATGGAAATTATGCAAAATCATATGCTCCGATTACAAGTGTAGAAACACTTATCACAAAATCTGGCGAAAAATATTATAAATTAAGCGTAGATGCAGGATACTCCAGAGATATTAGCGTAGATGGTTCTGTTTATGGCGAGTTTTCAATTCACCCCAAAACTAAAGTAATTGATGATCATTCAGAACTATCAGACGTGATTACTGTAGACTCGACATTAGGATTTCCTAAAAATGGACATTTAAGTGTTGAGTATACAGATGGAACTTCTGGAATAGTTTCATACACATCAAAGTCAGTAAATCAATTTTATGGGTGTTTTAGTGTAAATGGAAGTAGTATTGGATCAATTTCAAATGGTTCTAAAGTATCAATAAACACCTTTGCGTATGGAAGTTCCCTAAATTCAGAAGTAATAAAGGTTAAAATTAATTCTATATTGAATCAAGTAGAATTAAAAAATAACCCTGATAATTTTTATCATAACCCCAATACAAAAATATCAGTTAAATCTTTAGGATTTAATGAGGATAATAATTTTGCGTTCAATAATTGGATTTTCAATACTTCCCCAACTTATAATAATTGTTCGGTAGAATTGACAAATTCTCAAGAGAAAAAATACACTATAACCACAAAATCAAATAATATTATAAGAAAAGGTGATTTTGTAGAAATTAAAAATATAAACTCTAATGTGAAAGTAGATGAAGTATTTAATAAAACCTCATTTTCGATCAAAGGAATTGATCTATCACCAAATGTTCTATATTCAATAAGAAGAAAAATATCTAAGGTAAATATACAATCATCAAAGTACTCTAATCTATTAAAAATTTCATCAGATGTACAAAATATATACGAAAAAGATAATCAATTAATAGTTGCAACAAATTCTTTACCGAAGTATGAGGATTTGCCTTTAAGTACTAATGACTTTTCAGTCACTGGCAATTTTATTGGAATTAGTACAATACAAATAGAAGGTGGTCATTATTTTGAGAGCGGAGATATAGTATATTTCACTCCAGCAAATAATGAGAAAGCCCAAAATTTACTTGAGGAAGGAATTTATTTCGTAAACAGACAAAACGATACTCAAATTAACTTGGGTAAAAGTAGATCATCAATTTATAAATCAGATTTTGTTGAATTAAATTTAGATGAAAATTCTACCTATGATGATGCAGACGGGTGCAAAATAGAATTTTTTAATTTTGCTTCAAAGTCCCTAAATGCTCAAAAACTACTTAGAGTAATTCCTACACCAACAAACGACAGTAATGATTATGAGTCTTTTCCTGGAGCAATTGGAATATTAATAAACGGAACAGAAATATTCAATTATAAATCTACGGATAAAATATATTATGGACAAATTGAATCTATAGAGATATTGTCTTCTGAAAATGATTATGATGTAATAAATCCACCCATTTTAAAAGTAGAAGATTCTTTAGGAAGTGGAGTATCTGGATATTGCTCGGTTGAGGGAATCTTAGCAGATATTGAAGTTATAGATCCTGGATTTGATTACGTAGAAACACCCATAATATCCATTACAGGAGGAAACGGCACCGGTGCCAATGCTGTAGCAAATATCAAGTTAGTTGACCATGAAGTCTTATTTGACGCTCAAAAAAATGTAACCACAGGAAATTCAACTGCATCAAAAATAGGGTTTTCTACTTATCATAAATTTAGAAATGGCGAAAGAGTAATTTACAAGACTAATGGATATTCTTCAGTTGGAGGCATATCTACTAATGCTTCATACTATGTGTCAGTAAAATCACCAACAGAGATTCAACTTCATTCTAATATAGAACAATTTAATTCTGGAATTGCAATATCTTTTACTTCTCTGGGAGTAGGGGAACATAAAATTTTAGCATATGATAAAAAAATTACTGTAGGATCTATTAGTATTATCGATCCAGGAAGCGGATATCAAAATAAAAAAAGAACTACTTCTTCTTCTGGGATTAGTACTTTCTCTGGATATGGAGCAATTTTTATAGAAAACCATGGATATGAATCTGGAGAAATATTAAAATATTCAGTGGAAGGAACTGCGATTTCTGGTTTATCTACAAATAAAGAATACTTCATAACAAAACTGAATGAAGATCGTTTTACTCTTTCGGAAGTTGGCGTAGGAATTACAGAGAAAGATTTTTATTACAAATCAGCACAGTATATTAAATTTAATTCTGTTGGGGTTGGTACTCATATTTTCAATTATCCAGAAATAAATGTAAGTGTTATTGGAGAAATTGGAGTATCTACTGTAGGTGGATCAATAACAAAGGATGTTTTTAAATCTAGAGTAAATCCAAAGTTTAGAGGAAAAGTTTCTTCTATTCATCTTAACAATAAAGGAACTAATTATGGATCTCCGGATATTTTAAATTTCAATAGATTACCTGAAATTTCTTTAGAATCTGGTTCTGGAGCAGTGTTAAGTCCTATCATAAAAGAAGGAAGAATAGTAGATGTCTCCATTATTTCCTCAGGACAGGATTATAACTCTTCTCCCGTCATTTCAGTGATAGGTGATGGAATTGGTGCAGTTTTAAATCCAATAGTAAGTGGAGGATCTATAATTTCTGTTAAAGTTATAGAAAGTGGATTTGGGTATAGTCAAAGCGGAACACAAATAACTGTGCTAGCAAATGGCAGCGGAGCTAAATTATATCCAAAGATTCAAACATGGACTATCAATTTAGTAGAAAGATTTTTAAAATCTTTTAGTCAGTTAGATGATGGCGCATTATTTAAATCAATTTCTAAAGAAGATGAATTGCAGTATGGACATTTGTATTATCCAAGAAAATTTAAGGAAATTTTGAATGATAATACAAATCCAAATATTTTATCACACTCTCCTTTAATAGGATGGGCATACGATGGAAATCCCATATATGGTCCTTATGGATATAATAAAAAAAATGGTAGTGGTGGAATAGTTCAATTAAACTCAGGATACTTACTAAAAACATCTGCTCAAAATAATAGACCAGAATTTCCATTAGGATTTTTTATAGAAGATTATGAGTATAAAAACAAAAATGATGAAAATTGTCTCGATGAGTACAATGGAAGATTTTGTATTACTCCAGAATTTCCCCTAGGAGTATATGCTTATTTTTCTACATTAGATTTAACTACATCTAGCGAATTTAATGGATATAAAAAACCAAAATTCCCATATTTTGTAGGAAATTTCTACCGCTCAAAACCAAATGGATTTAATTTTGTTTCAGGTTCAACTCAAGAAAAACTTGATTTGAATGAAATCGAATGTTTAAGAAATACAAATTCTTATGGATTGGATGATAAAAATATTATCTATGAATATTTGAATACTCAAGATTATAAAATACAATTCTCTGAAGTTAAATCCATTTCTCCGGGATATATTGAAAAGGTAGAAATATTAAATTCAGGAGAAAATTACCGGGTAGGAGATAATATAATATTTGATAACCAAGGAACATCTGGTTATAATGCTGCCGCAAAAGTCTCTAAAGTTTTTGGAAAAGCGATACAAAATATAAGTGTAACAACGACTAGTGTTAGTAATGTTGAATTCTATCCAGATTTTAGAAATAATTCATTTTTAGGAATTTTTAAAGACCCACATCAGTTTAAAGATGATGAAGTAGTAACAATATCTGGATTGAGTACTACAACTTATACTTTTGATGGATTGCACTTAATTGAGGTCCCAAGCAATTTCTTAGTACTAAGAGAAAATGTAGGTAGTGTTTCTTCCACGGGAATAGTAACTTATTTTTCTGTCTCTGGTAATATTGATAATTTTAAATCTAACGACATTTTAGGAATAGGAACTGAAAAAGTTAGAGTTTTAAATGCTGATAATTTATCTTCTAGAATAAGAGTTTTAAGGTCTGTTTACGGAACTGTTGGTTCTGCCCATTCAGCACTGGAGGTATTAGAGGAAAAATCAAGAAAAATAATATTCCAAAATCAATATTCGCCAAAATTCGAATATAAACTAAATGATGAACTCTATTTTAATCCAAAAGATTCTTTAGGATTGGGTGTTGGAATTGGATATACTTTAAATTTTTCAAATCCAGGAAGTGGAGCAACAACATTGTTAATTCCAAGCAAATCAGTTTATTTTCCAAATCATGGATTAAAAACTGGAGATGAGTTAATATATTCTTCCAATGGAGGATCTACCATACAAGTCTCTATAAATGGATCTTCAAATTTTTCTTTATCCAATAATACAAAACTTTTTGTAGCAAAGATTTCTGATGATATTATAGGAGTTTCGACGGTTAAGGTAGGAATTGGTAGTACAGGTGGATTTGTTGGGATTACTAGTGCAACAAAAAATTCTACAACTTTGTATTTTTCTGGTATAGGAACTGGAACTAATCATAGTTTTAAAACCAATTATGAAAAAATATATGGAACGGTGTCAAAAAATGTTGTTACTGTATCCACATCAAGCACTCATGGATTAACAACTAATGACATAGTATCCATAGATGTAAATCCAAAGACATCAACATCAGTAATTGTAAAATATGATGATCAAAAAAGAAGAGTTATTATAAATCCAAAGAATTTTATATCTTCAGGAGTTAGTACTTTGAATAGTACTATTACTATTGATGATCACAGATTTGTCACAGGGCAAAAAATAATTTACAAAACAGATACCTCAACACAAAATTTAACCAATAATGAAATTTATTACATTTTAGTTTTAGATGAAAATACTATAAAATTATGTGATTCTTATTATGACTCTATTTCTCCAGACCCAAAAACAATAAAAATAACTTCTGTTTCTAATGGATCGATTTCCCCAATTAATCCGTTAATAAAATTATATAAAGAATCTGATGTTACTTTTGATTTATCGGATTCTTCTCTAGCATATACAGCAAATAACAATCAATATTCAGCCTTTAAATTTGAACTTTATACTGACCCATATTTTAAAAATGTTTTCAATAAAACAGAAGAATATGAAGAATTTAATATTATTCAAGAAGGAACTGTTGGAATTAGTCAGAATGCAAAGGTCATTTTAAACATAAAGAGTGATTTTCCTGACAAATTATATTATCGATTAGTTCCAGTATTTACTGATGGAATTGTTTATCCAGAAAATAAAAGAGAAATTATAGTTGATAATTTATTAATAGAGTCAAATAATACCTTAGATTTATTGAGAAGTGGTTATATAGGAAATTACCCCGTTTTTGTTGGTGTTGGTTCTACTTCTTCTTTCGAGTACTTATTACCCAATAAACCAGAGGTTGTTTCGTATTCATCAACAATATCATCATTAAGTTATAGTACAAATTCTATCAGTGCTTTTGGTCCCATTTCAGAGATAAAGGTAGTTGATCCTGGGAAAAATTATTACTCTTTACCAAGAATTTCGAAAATAAATTCAATTAATGGAAAAGATGCTTTATTGGAAGGTTTTAGTGAGTCTATTGGAAAAATAAAAGGATATAAAATTAATAATATAGGATTTGATTTTTCTTCTGATACCACTTTAGTGCCAAAAAATTATCCTATACTAGTAGTAAAATTAGAATCTTTATATTCTATCGATACAATAACAGTTTCCTCCTTTGGAATAAATTATAATACTCCACCAAAATTGTTAGCAATAGATAGCAAAACTAATGAAGTTATACAAGATTTGGATTTGGAGTATTCCCTAAACAACACTGTCGTAAAAATAGTAAAAAATACTTCTACTTTGAGTGGGTTGATTCCAAAAATAATACCAATAGAAAATAACAATGGATTTAAAATAAACTCCATAGAGTTTAATTCTACTACCAAACTTGTTACAATTACTTTTCCATATACTGGAGATTTTCCATTCTCTCTTAATGATAAAATACTTATTGAAAATGCAAAGGTTTCTGACAGTGAAAGTAAAGGATATAATTCCGAAAATTACAATTATGAACTATTCACTATAGAGCAATTAACCGTAGATGTTGGATTGGGTCAAGGAACATTAACCTATAGTTTAAAAGATTACTTAGAATCTGGAGAAGATCCTGGTGTTTTTGATAATATTAATTCTGTGGGTAGAATTATTCCGGAAAAATATTTCCCTTCATTTACTATTACGTTAAAAAGAGGTCAATATTTAGTTGGAGAAAATATTAAATCAGAGTCATCACAAGAAAAAGAAGGTTATGTATCTGATTGGGACGAATATTCGGGTCTTTTAACTATTTCAAATCCAACTAAGGAATTTCAAATTGGTGAAGTAATTCAGGGAGAATCTACTGGGGCAAAATCAAAAATTTTAAACATATACAAAACAGATTCTACAACTAATATTTCTTCAAAAACAAAGTTGAATAAAGGATGGAAACAAAATAGTGGATTTTTGAATGATGATATTCAAAAAATTCAAGATAGTTTCTATTATCAAAATTTTTCATATTCAATAAAATCAAAAGTAGATTATGATACTTGGAAAGACTCTGTTTTAACTTTAAATCACCCCAAAGGGTTCAAAGTTTTTTCTGATTATCAATTAGAATCTACTCAATATGCTGGAATATCAACAACTAAACCATCTGATCTTTCCGTTACATTAGATATTTTTAGCAAATCGGATTTTAATACTTATTATTTTGATCTTTCTTCAGAAAATATCTTCAATATAGACTCAAAATTAGTCTCAAATGAGATTATATTTAAAAATAAAGTAGTACAAGATTATATTTTATCATTCGGAAATAAAGTTCTTAGCATAGATGATATAAGTTCTCAATTTGATAGTAGTGATAATGTATCTAAAAAAGATTTTATTTTAACCAGTAACGATTATCCGATATTTAAGAGAGTTTTTAAAGGAAATGATCAGTCTATCGTAGATACTACATCAGATACTATAGAAATAGAAAATCACTTTTTTGTTACTGGGGAAAAAATTTCCTACTTTAATGGAACAAATTCAGTATCCAATTCAATTGGAATTGCTTCTACTTACTTTGGAGTGGGAATAGGGACGACAAATAAATTACCAAATGAACTATATGTAGTAAAAATAGACGATAATAAAATAAAGATATCGCGAAATGCAGAAGATGCGTTAAATTCTACACCAAAAACTTTAGATATCACTAGTGTCGGTATAGGAACAACTCATTATTTTTCTTGCTTTAATCAAAATTCTAGAGTATTAATTTCTATAGATGGAATTATTCAATCTCCAATTACAATAACATCAGTGAAAAGTTCATTGTCTCAAAATATTTCAATATCGACAGATTTTGTTTATGCTACAGGAATTTCTTCATTTTTTAATGGAGATTTTATAAAAATTGATGACGAAATAATGAAAATTAATTCCGTAGGTATTGGATCTACAAATTTAATAAAAGTAGATCGATCTTTATTAGGAACAGATCCAGAATCACATTCTCAAGGATCAATAATTACAAAAATTATTGGAAACTATAACATAAATGAAAATACTATCAATTTTGCATCACCCCCTTTATCACTAGTAGATCCTTTAGACGCATTCTTAACACAAAAATCGAAATTCCACGGAAGATCTTTTATAAAATCTGGCAATCCTGACCAAAATAAAGATACATATAGCAATAATTATATTTTTGACGATATTTCAGATTCTTTTACTGGTATTTCCAGTGGATTTATTCTTAAAAACAATCAAACGAATGTTTCTGGAATATCAACAGATAATATAATGTTATTAATTAATAACATTCCCCAGATACCATCAATAACAACAAACGAAATAACTCTAACAAATAATTATTATTTGTCTGAAGGATCTGGTGTTACTACAGTATTTTTTGTGGGTTCCAATAACATTCCAAATCAAACTGACATTAACACTGGGAATTTGCCCACAAAAGGAGTTATAGTATCTGTTGGATCTAGCGATAGTCTTGGATATCAACCATTAGTTTCTGCGGGGGGCACTGTTATTGTTTCAATATCTGGAACGATTTCCTCAGTTTCAATTGGAAATAGTGGATCTGGATATAGATCAGGAATACAAAGTCCGATTAGGGTTGGTGTTATAACTCAATATGAACAAGATAATAAAATTACTTATATTGGAATAGCAACAGTAAGCAAAGGAAATATAGTTGGGGTATCTATAACTAATCCAGGATCTGGATACTCCCAATCTAATCCTCCTATATTAACTATTGATGACCCTCTACCTTATTCAAATATTCCACTCATTTATTCATCACAGTCATCTGGCATAGGAACTCAAGCAAAAATTGATGTTATTGTTGGAAATGGATCCAGTATAATAAATTTTGAAATAAAGAACTTTGGTTATAACTATAAAAAAGGAGATATTTTAACTATTCCTATTGGTGGTACTATAGGAATTCCTACAGATACAACTAAACAATTTAAAGAATTTAATATTTTTGTTGAAGAAATAAGATCCGATAAGTTCTCAGGATGGTTTATTGGTGGAATTAAAGTACTTGATAATATAAGTGGTCTTTTCGATGGGGTTAGAAAAAGATTTCCATTGTCTATAGGAAATCAAAGATATTCTTTGATTTCTAACCAAGGATCAAAAATAAACCTTGAAAATAACCTACTAGTGTTCATAAATGATGTTTTGCAAGTTCCTGGCGAATCTTATAGTTTTACAAAAGGAGATAAAATAATTTTTAATGAAGCACCTAAAGGAAAATCTTCAGATAATGTAATTTCTGGAGATACTTGCAAAATTCTTTTCTATACCGGAAATTCTGTTTATGACACAAATACAGTTGATGCTATAGAAACCATTAAAGAGGGCGATGAACTACAACTTTCATACGATATTTTTTCAAATCAACCACAAAGTTTAGAACAAAATAAAAGAACAATAACTACTTTATACTCAAATTCAGCAGAAACTGAATTATATTTTGGAGAAGGAATTTCACAAGATCAAACTCTATATCGCCCAACATTTTGGAGAAAACAAACTGAAGATAAACTTATAGATTTTCTTATTGTTTCTAAAAATAGAGTAACTTATGAACCTGCAATATATCCAAGCGCATATATTATAAATTCAGTTGGTGTAAATTCAACCACTGTTTATGTTGATAATATAAGACCATTTTTCAATTCCCCCAAAGAATCATCTACCGGCAATTTAAATTTCCAATATGAAGTGACTTTATTATCCAATGACACAACAGAATTTGCCAGAGCATCTTCTGTTGTATCTTCAGCAGGAACAGTTACTTCAATTAATATTACGGATGCAGGTAGTGGTTATGTGTCTGCACCTTCTGTTATTTTAGAATCCCCAGTTGGTCTAGGAACTACTTTTAGAGCTTCGGCATCTTCGTCAATTAATGGAGGAAAAATATCAAATATTACAGTGACTTATGGCGGAAGTATGTATGAAACCACAAATCCACCTCAAGTTTTAATTGAACCACCTTCAATTAAAAAAGAAAAATGTATTGTATCTGATTATTTTGGAGATCATGGAATTATTACGGGTATTGCAACTACATCAATAGTTGGTGTTGCTGTTACTGGATTGGTATTTGATTTGTTCATACCAAATAATTCTTATCTTAGAAATAGTTCCATAAGTGGAACTGCAACTACTATAAGCGGAATTAAAACCGGAGACTATTTCGTTGTTTATAATTCTAAAGTTGGAAATGGAGTAACTTCCTTAAATTCTACAGGAAGCATAGTTGGGGTCGGAACTTCAAGGTTAGATAATGTTTATATCGCACGGTCAGTTTCTGTTGGGTCATCTTTTGTTCCTAGTGGAGGACAATCTTCAGTATTAAAAGTTGTAGTCAGTCTAGCGTCGTATAATAATCTAACCGGATTAGGATTTAGTGATTTTTATGGAGAGTATAGTTGGGGTAAAATAGATCTACAACAAAGATCTTCTTCCAATGAATATTCCTCATATAGAAATAATGGTATCATTGGATTGAGTACTAGTGCGGTTGTTATAAGATCCAATCCACTAAGATATGTTGGGTACGTTACGTAATAAATAAATAAATAAAACCTCATAAAAAATGTCGGCAATTATAACTGATCAATTTAGAATATTAAATGCTAAAAATTTTTTGAGTTCAATTTCTTCCACTCAAGATTCATACTATACCTTTGTAGGTCTACCAAACCCATCAGAGGTATTATCTACTTGGGATTCAGATCCCCCTTCCCACAAAGATAGTTTTAATGATGAGAATATTTGTTGGGAAACAATGATCTCATTGAAAAAAATTAATAGTAATGATGTTAGATTAGTAATACCAAAAATAACTTGGTCTTCTGGAAGAGTTTATGATTATTATAGACATGATTATACAATTTCAAATCGTCCTGAAATATCAGATTCTTCTACTTTATATACTTCATTTTTTTACGTATTAAATAGCGATTATCGTGTCTATATTTGCCTAGAGAACGGGACAAATCCAGAAAATGAAAAAGGGAAACCCTCATTAGATGAACCAACATTTGTAGACTTAGAACCAAGACCAGCCGGATCTAGTAATGATGGGTATATTTGGAAATATTTGTATACAATAAAACCTTCAGATATTGTAAAATTCGAATCCACAGATTATATACCAGTTCCTTCGGATTGGGAATCAAATGTAGAAAATGCTGCGATTAAGAATAATTCAACAGATGGGTCAATTAAAACTATAATTATAACAAATAGAGGTGTCTCTGTAGGATCTGGAAATCAAATTTACAAAAATGTTCCTATAAAAGGAGATGGAACTGGGGCAGAATGCACAATAGTAACTAATTCAGAACAAAAAGTAGAATCAATAACAATAACAAATCAAGGATCAGGATATACCTTTGGCAGTGTTGATTTAATTGCGGGTGGAATAACCACTTTTGATACTAGACCGACATTTGACGTTATAATTCCACCTAAAGGAGGTCATGGATTTGATATTTACAGAGAATTGGGGGCATTTAATGTATTAATTTATTCTAGATTGGAAAATGATGTTCAAAATCCAGATTTTATAACAGGAAACCAAATTGCAAGAGTTGGAATTATTAACAGACCAAGAGCATCTAATGGTTCTATATTATCATCAGATAAGGCAAGTGCTACTTACGCATTAAAATTAACCGGTTCTTCATACAATACCGCATCTTTTACTCCAGATTCTGTAATAACGCAAACAATAGGAACCGGAGTTACTGCAGCAGGAAGAGTAGTTAGTTACGATCAAAACACGGGTGTTTTAAAATACTGGCAAGATAGATCTATAGCAGGAATTAACACTGACGGTTCTCAACAAACAAATCCCATATATGGATTTAATTTGAACGAATTTACAAGTTCAATATCATCTGGAGGTAGTTTAACAATTACTGGAAATACTGGAGGAACTTTGAATATTGATTCTGGATTTACTGGCATAGATACAACAATAAATAATAAAAAATACTATTTGGGACAAAGTTTTGTTGGCGGAGTTGCTCAACCAGAAGTTCAAAAATATTCTGGAAATATAATTTATGTTGATAATAGGCCATCTATTACCAGATCAACAAATCAAAAAGAAGATATTAAAGTCATTTTGCAGTTTTAACGAATCATGTCACAACAAACAAATTTAAATGTATCCCCATATTTTGATGATTTTGACGCAAACAATGACTATTATAAAGTCCTATTTAAACCAGGATATCCCGTACAGGCGAGAGAATTAACCACACTCCAATCAATTCTACAAAACCAAATAGAAAAATTTGGGCAGCATTTCTTTAAAGATGGCGCAAAGGTAATCCCTGGAAATACTTTTTATAATAACTTTTATGAATGCGTAGAATTAGAAAATACTTATTTGGGAATCCCAGTATCTTCTTATGCAGATCAATTGGTAGGTTCTACAATAACAGGTCTAACTTCTGGAATAACTGCTGTAGTAAACCAAGTTTTACTTCCCCAAAATTCTGAAAGAGGAAACTTAACATTATACCTCAATTATCTCCAATCCAGTACAGTTGGGTCTGGAACTAGATTTGTTGAAGGAGAACAACTCTCTTCAAATAATATTGTAATTTCTCAATTACTAGGAACTTCTAATATTCCAGTAGGAGAACCGTTTGGGATAACTGTCTCTAGAAATTGTACCTCAACAGGATCTTCATTTTCTGTCAACGATGGTATATATTTTATTAGGGGACATTTTGTAAGGGTAAGTAAAGAAACCTTGATATTGGATCAATATTCATTTACCCCCAACTATAGAATTGGTTTTTTTGTAAATGAGCAAATTATAAACTCAGATTTAGACGAAGAATTAAATGATAATTCTCAAGGATTTAATAATTATTCTTCTCCAGGTGCAGATAGATTAAAAATCACTGTTTCTTTATTTAAAAAAAGTTTAGATGACTTTGAGGATACTAATTTCATTGAATTAGCAAGAGTAAGATCTGGTGTTATTAAATACTCTTCTGATAAGTATACTCAATACAGTGGTTTGGCAGAAGAATTTGCCAGAAGAACATATGATGAATCTGGAGATTATTATATAAAACCTTTTGATGTTGTTTTGAAAAATTCATTAAATGATAAACTTGGTAATAGTGGAATATTCAATTCCACCGATTTAACTGATGGTGGATCAGTGCCTTCAGATGATCTTGCTTTATATCAAATTTCTCCCGGAAAAGCATATGTAAGAGGTTATGAACTCGAAGTCATAAGCAGTTCTCTTATTGATGTCCCTAAACCAAGAGAAACAAAAACACTAGAAAATCAAACTATCGTATATAATACCGGACCAACATTTAAACTAAATAGAGTTTATGGTTCTCCGAAAGTTGGAATTGGAAATAATTATGTCCTTAGTCTCAGAGATTCTAGAGTTGGTAACACAGGAATAACTTCAGAAGGAAAAGAAATTGGTGTTGCGCGAGTATATGATTTTAGACTAGAATCTGGATCATATGACAGCAATAACCCCAACCTCAATGAATGGAATATATCATTATATGATATTCAAACAACTACAGAAATAACTTTAAATGAAGCAATAACATTAAGTACTCCTACTTTTGTTAAAGGGAAGAATAGTGGAGCTACTGGATTCTTAAAAACCTCCGTAAGTAATAGTACTTTAATGGTTCTCTATCAAACAACAGGAGAATTTTCAAATTTTGAGACTCTGATTTTTGATGGAGATGAGACAATCAGCAGAATTTGTAGGAATGTAATTTCATATGGAATTTCTGATGTTAGATCAGTATATGGAACAGTAGGAACAGGAAAGACTTTCTCTGCTGATGTCATCCAAACAACCAAATTTAATGTTGGAATTGCTAGCATAGTACCAAACAATTCTTCTATTATCATTACAAGTACAAATCCTCTTTTCTCTGGAAAAAATGTAAAGGTTGGAGAAATAATAAAATATACAAATCCACAAAAGTTGTCTTTGCCTTATTATGCAAAAGTCAGTGGGATTAATACTGCATCCATAGAAGCGGTAGGAGTTACTTCCGTATCAAATTTTATAGAAGGTGGTATCCCATCAAGTAACATTATTGTGAATGATTTAGAAATATTAACAACTTCTTTAGTATCATCACAAGATAATACTTTATACTCAAAATTATCAAAAAGTAATATTTCCAATGTTGATTTAACAAATTCTACATTAACAATTAGAAAAAGTTTTGATAATCAAATAATAACTTCAGATAAATTGATAGTTTCTTTAAGTGATCCAGACGAATCATTTTTGCCATTTGATGAAGAAAGATATACTTTAACAAATTCAAATGGAACTATACAAACATTGACTAAAGATAAGTTTTCTATTAATGGAAATACTTTAACAATTAGTAATATTTCATTTGATTTGGGTGGATCTACTTTAGTTGCTACTATTAGAAAAAGCAAACCAAAAGAAAAAATCAAAAAGAAAAATAGAATCAATTATACAATTATTGACAAGTCAATACTAGAAGGTTCTGGTACTGGACAAGATACAATAAACAATGGACTAGTGTATGGAAATTATCCTTATGGAACAAGAGTTGAGGATGATCTAATTTCTCTAAATTATCCAGATGTAATTGAAATTCATGCAATATTTGAATCTAAGGGAACTTCCGCTGCCAATTCCCCATCATTGTTACTTTCTTCAATAGGAAGTCAGAGTGGAAAAACTTCGGATCTAATAATCGGAGAGAAAATTATAGGCGAGTCTAGTGGATCGGTTGCAATTTTAGTAGAAAGAAAAACAGATTCTGAAATTAGATATATTTCAAAAAATAATATTTCGTTCAGAATTGGAGAAACCTTATTGTTTGAAGAGTCTAACATTAAGTGTATTTTAGCATCTTCGGATTCTGATAGTAATGACATTACTACTCATTACTCATTCAATTCTGGACAAAGATCAACTTTCTATGATTACTCTACTGTAGTAAAGAAATCTAACTTTAATTCTCCAACCAGACAATTAAAAATATATTTTTCCAATGCATATTATGATTCTTCAGATGAAGGAGATATAACAACAAGAAACTCTTATTTTGAATGTGATTATTCAAAAGAAATAGCAGTCGTTGACAATACTAGAGTGACTGATATTATTGATATTAGACCAAGAGTTTCTCCTTATACTGCAACAATTGATACTAGATCTCCACTAGAATTTTATGGAAGATCATTTACTACATCCGAAAATTCTTCTAAAAATTCTTTAGCATCTGATGAATCTATTGTATTAAATTACTCTTTCTATCTCGGAAGAGTAGATACTATCTATTTGAGCAAAAATGGAACTTTACAAACAAAGTTAGGAGCATCTGCAGAAAATCCAGAAAGACCAGTTCCAATAGATGATTCTTTAGAAATCGCGACTATTAATTTACCACCATATCTTTACAATGCTTCAGATGCAGTTATAAATCTCACTGAACATAAAAGATATCGAATGCATGATATTAAAGTGTTGGAAGATAGAATAAGAAATCTAGAATACTATACAAGCCTTTCTCTTCTTGAATCAAAAACTTCAAATCTTTTAATTCAAGATTCTAACGGATTGAATAAATTTAAATCTGGATTCTTTGTAGATAATTTTTCTGACGATAAGGCACCTATTCAAGATCTTTCATTTGGAAGAAATAACTCTATAGATCCATCATCACAAGAATTAAGACCCAACATAGATACACAAAATATCAATTTACTTCCATTTAATGATAAAATAATTTCCGTAGATGATGATAACTCCATAGAAGGAGAAAATGTAGTTATTAATGATGGTATTATCACATTAAGATACACGGATACTATATGGAGAAGTCAAGATATAGCTACTAGGACAGAAAGTGTAACGCCTTTTATCTTAAATTACTGGAAAGGATCAATAGAACTTACTCCATCAACAGATACTTGGTTTGATTCCCCAGTACTATTGGAAGCAGAAAACTTTATTGCTGATGTTGGAGATGCCGATTTATACAAAAAAGTGTATAATCTAAATGAATCTGGGGCATTAGTTACTTATAATAATTGGCAAACTACATGGTCAGGAACTCCTGATAGAAAGACTGAAGAGAATAAAACCAATTTAAGGCAAGTGACTTATCAGGGATGGACCACAAATACTAGAATATACAATGAAAAAACTATTACTACTTTTGAAACTGGAACCACTTCAAGAACAGGGACTAAAATTTCACTAGATCCTTCTATCGGATCTCCAATAAGTGTAGGACAAAGAGTGGTTAAAAGGGATAATTCCCAATTTATAAGGTCTAGAAATATTCAATTTGAAGGAAAGGGACTTCTTCCAGGAACGGAAGTAAAGGCATATTTTGATGGTGTTGATGTTACAAATAATTGTTTTCCAAAATTACTTGAAATAGAAATGGTTTCTGGTACAGGAAAGTTCCAGATTGGAGAAAATATCATTGCTAGTTTTAATAATGGCACTACTTTGCAGCATAATGCAACATTAAGAGCTTGTCATCCAAGACATAAATCTGGTCCTCATGCAATTATAAATGAAAATGATTTTAAAACTTACTTCAAAATTAATCCCTACACAAATGTAGAAATTCCAAACAATTATAGCGAGACATCTGATATTTTAAACATAGATACTTATCTTTTATCAGATACATCTTCTTCGAGTTATGGTGGAATTGTTTTCCCTAATATGATTCTAGAAGGTGCTACTTCTAAGGCAAAAGCTAAAGTTCTTCGTACAAGATTGAAAGTAGATTACAGTTCCGTTGTTATGGGTAGTTTCTTTATATACCCAGCAAAAGACTCATTGGTTAAATTTGGCACAGGAACAAAGACATTTAAATTGTCAGATCAATCCTCAACAGATGCGCAAGAAAACTTTACTGCAAGTGGATTTGTAGAAACTATCCAACCTACCACAATTTCAGTAAGAACCTATAAATTAGCATCAAGGGAAATATTAGAAACTGGGCAAACTCAAGAAAGAGTTCTTAAAACAGATATAACCCAAGAAACTGTATCTAGAACTTCTGTCGATAATACCCCACCGCCTCCACCACCGCCATCATATAGTTATAGTCCCCCTCCACAACCAGCGGCACCTGCAGCACCTGCAGCACCTGCAGCACCCGCAGCACCCGCAGCACCCGCAGCACCAACACAAATAAACTATGATGGACCAGTTTATGCTCAAGGTGCTCAGCAAAGATTAGTAGAGGCAGCAGCTGCTGTTGGATTAACTGGAGGACTAAGAAGTGTAGCAGAACAACTTGGAATTAACAACTTTGAAAGAGGTGGAGGAGGAAATGTATCCAAAGAATTGGGAGATAAAATTACAAATAGACTTGTAGGGAAAGGAGCAAATATTTGTGCGAGAGATCCTTTAGCTCAATCATTTACTGTAGGTTCAAAGGGAGTATTTTTGAGTAAGTGTGTTATTTACTTCAATTCCAAGCCATCAACTGATGGTCTTACTGTAGATTTTGAACTTAGATCTATGTCAAATGGATACGTATCCAGCGGTCCAAAACCATCAGATTATATTTTAGATGGTTCTCAAATTTCAAAATTACCATCTGAAGTTAATATTTCAAATGATGGTTCAGTAGGAACTGAATTTAGATTCAAGCATCCCATTTATTTGGAGGGAAATAAAGAATACGCGATAGTTTTATTATCACAATCTCCAGATTATTCGGTATTTATTTCAAGAGTTAATGAAACTGATTTAATTACAAATTCATTTGTATCAAATCAAGAAGATTTTGGATCCTTGTTCAAATCCCAAAATTCAACAACTTGGGAACCAAGTCAATGGGAAGATTTAAAATATCAACTTTGGAGAGCAGATTTTGTTAGATCTGGTTTTGTTAATTTCTATAATCCAAAACTAACTAATGAGACTTTAAATTATTCTAAAAAATTATTCCCAGATTCAGTTATACTAAATTCCAGAAAGCTTAGAATTGGATTAGCATCATCTCTACCAAGCAATTCGGGACTAGTAATAGGAAACACTATTTTACAATCAAATTCAAAAGGTGTTGGAAATTATGTCGGAAGTGCAGGATCTGCTTTTGGAGCACTAAATCTAATAAATTCTGGCATAGGATATACTCCATCTTCGGGAAGCCTTGTATTTTCTAACGTAAATTTAGAAACTATTACGGGAGATGGAAGAAATGCGTCAGCAACTATTTTTATAACTAACGGAAAAGTATCTTCAGCTCTTATTAGCAACGGTGGAATAGGATATAAGATTGGCGATGTTCTCGGAATTTCGTCCGGATCATTAAATGTGGGGTCTGGGGCAAGAGTTTCTATATCAAGCATATCTTCAGTAAATGAAATAATAGTAGATAATGTCCAGGGAGACTTTATAGTTTCTGGAACACCATCGCTTCAATATAAAAATGATGTTGGTTCAACTGTCAATTTAAATATTGCAGCAAGTAATATAATTACAGTTTCTGATGGTTTGCATGTAAAAGTAAATCAAAAAAATCATGGGATGCATTCATCCCAAAATTATGTAATTATTTCTGGCGTTGAGAGTGATATAAAACCAACAAAACTATCTCAAAATATTGTTGCTAGCACAATAACCTCCGGAGGTTCGATATATGTAGATGACTCCAGCAACTTCCAATCTTTTGAAAATGTTGGAGTAGCTTCAACAAATCCAGGTTATTTGCTTATTGGAAATGAGATAATACCATACGAATCTACCTCAAATGGAGCAATTAATGGATTAATAGTAAAACCTGAAAAAGATTATGAAGTGGGAACTTTGGTTTATAAGTATGAATTGGGCGGAGTGTCTCTAAGAAGAATCAATAAGCAACATAATTTATCTCTTGTTGATACTTCAATTATTAAGGATCCAATAGAATTTGATTCATATCACGTTAAACTTGATATGTCTTCTGCTGGAATTGATAGATCTGTAGAGACCTCTTTACCAAAACTCTATATAAATGAATCTAAATCATCGGGAGGATTAAATATTTCTGCCTCCAAAAATATACAATTTGAACTAATTCAACCAATAATCCCAAACACTACAGTCACTGGAACATCAATAAGTGGAGTAATTAGAACTACTCAAGGAACAAGTATAAATGGTAATGAATCTTCTTTCATAGATGTTGGTTTTGAACCAGTTTCAATATACGAAAATAATTATCTAGATTCCCCAAGGATCATCTGTTCAGATGTAAATGAGGTTCAGAATTTACTAGGAGAAAAATCATTCAACTTGAGAGTCAATTTATCTTCTACTGATAGTTTATTAAGTCCCACGATTGATGCAAGAGCATCATCAATTACTCTGGTTACAAATAGAGTCAATGATGTTATAGATGACTATGCACAGGATAATAGGGTTAATAGTCCAATTGATGATCCAACTTCATTTAAGTACATTTCGAAAGAGGTTCAATTAGAAACTTCCTCTACATCTATAAAAATTATATTAGATTCTCATTTGACTTCAAGTTCAAATATTCGCGCTTTTTATGCAATTAGCGATAATCCTAATTTCTCGCCAATATTCATACCATTCCCCGGATATTTGAATTTAAACAAATATAAAGAAGTTATAAATTTTGAAGATAGTGACGGTCTTCCGGACAACTATATTTTACCTTCAACATTATCAACATTTAATAATGTTGATTTTAGAGAATGTACATTTACCGCAAATAATTTACCATCTTTCCGTTATTTCAGAATAAAACTAATAGGAACATCGAGCAGTCAAGTTCATGTTCCTAGAATTAAAAACCTAAGAGTTCTTGCTCTTGCATAAACTATGAAATATATTAAAGTAAAAGATAATAGTGATTTGGTAAGAGATGTTACCACAAATTCCATTATTAATACAAATGTAAATGAATATCAAAGATACTTATCTATGAAAATGGATAGAGATGCTGAGAGTAAAAAATTACAGAATTTTGAAAATGATTTGAATAATATTAAAGATGATATCAATGAAATAAAATCTCTACTAAGGAGTTTAATAAATGAATCCCGATGAAATTAAATTGGAAAATTTGAGCAAAAGTTTTGAATATTTTAAATATTCCTCAGAAATAGATTCTATAGATGATATTGATAAATTAAAAGATATTGCAAAATGTTATTATAAATTGTATTTAAAACAACAAGAAGTTGTTTTAAACCTTTCGTCTATGAATTTTTCATAAATATTTTTACGAGGTAATAAAAATGGCACAACCATCTACCAGGCAAGAATTAATAGATTACTGTAAAAGAAAACTTGGTGCCCCAGTTTTAGAGATAAATGTTGCTGACGAGCAAATTGAAGACTTGGTAGATGATGCTATACAATTTTTTCAAGAAAGGCATTTTGATGGCGTTTATCCCACATTCTATAAGTATAAAGTCACATCACAAGACATCGCTAGAGGAAGAGCAAGAGGATTAAATCAAAACTCTGTAGGTATTGTCACTACCACAGTATCAACTAATATAGTAGGAACTGCTGCTACATTTTCTTATGAAGAGAATAGCAATTACTTGCAAGTTCCGCCCAATGTTATAGGAGTAAATAAAATTTTCACCTTTGATGGTGCTAATACTATTACCCACAATATGTTTAGTGTTAAATATCAACTATTTTTAAATGATATTTATTATTGGGGAACTACTGAACTTTTAAGTTATGCAATGGTAAAAACATATTTGGAAGATTTGGATTTCTTATTAAATACACAAAAACAGATAAGATTTAATAAGAGGCAAGATAGGTTGTATTTGGATATTGATTGGGGATCAGTAACAGAAAATCATTATTTTATTATAGATTGTTATTCAACTTTAGATCCAAATGATTATTCAAGAGTTTGGAATGATTCATTCATAAAACCATATTTAACTTCTTTGATTAAAAGACAATGGGGACAAAATATGATGAAATTCACCGGAGTTAAACTTCCAGGTGGAGTGGAATTGAATGGAAGACAAATGTATGATGATGCTCAAAAAGAGATTGATATTTTAATGGAGAAGATGTCAAATACTTATGAGCTCCCTCCACTAGATATGATTGGTTAATTATGTTAAATCCATTTTTTCTACAAGGTTCCAAATCAGAGCAGGGTCTCATACAAGACTTAATTAATGAGCAATTGAGGATGTATGGAATAGAAGTTTATTATCTACCAAGAAAATATATAACAGAAAAAAAGGTAATTAGAGAGGTTATTGAATCTGAATTTTCAAATGCATATCCAATAGAAGCTTACCTAGACAATTTTGAAGGTTATGGTGATAACACAACAATATTATCTAAATTTGGAATACAAGCACTTAATGAAATTAATTTAATAATTTCTAGAGAGAGATTTAAAACTTATATTTCTCCATTAATAGAGAACATACCAAATATTAAATTATCTACAAGACCTAAGGAAGGAGATTTAATTTATTTCCCTCTCGGGGATAGAATTTTTGAAATAAAATATGTCGAGCACGAAAAACCTTTTTATCAACTTCAAGGACTATATACCTATCAGTTAAAATGCGAATTGTTCCGCTACGAAGATGAAATTATTGATACTGGAATAACAGATATTGATGACAATATAAATGGAAGTATAGGAGGAGATGTATCTCCAATTGGTCCAATACAAAAACTCCAAATGATAGGGGTGGGCATAACTGCAACCGCAAGCACTGGAATAGTAAATGGTGGAATTAGATTTATAACGGTAACCAATAGAGGAGGAGGTTATACTGGCATACCTGCCGTTGGAATTTCTTCTGCCCCAGCAAATACACAATCTGCTTCTGCAATCGCTAAGATGATTGGAGGAATAGTCGTATGTAACGACAATACAAATCCATCCGCACAATCAGTACAAAGTGTTGAAATTACAAACCCAGGATATGGATATACTACAACTCCTGGAGTTAGATTTATTGGTGGTGGTGGCAATGGAGCAACCGCAAAAGCAACTCTAGGAGATGGAATAGTAGGAATTATTACTATTACTAATTCGGGTTCAGGTTATGTAAATCCACCAACAATAACTTTTACTGGCATTTCATCAGTTTCTGCAGCAGCAACAGCAGTTGTTTCCGCTGCTGGATCAATTACTTCTATTAGAATCACGAATGCCGGTCTTGGATATACACAGACACCAACAATTGTCATTGGTACTCCTTCAATTAATTCGAGTGGAAGTTTTATATTCAACGAAATTGTAACAGGAAATCAAAGTGGAGTAACTGCTAGAGTTAGATCTTGGAATTCTATTACAAATGTGTTAGAGGTTTCTAATGTAAATGGACAATTTAATCCAGGAGAAAACATAGTAGGAACTGCATCAAGTGCTTCTCATTATTTGAGAAGAGTAGAAACCCTTTCGGTTAAAGATGGTTTTACAAATAATGACGAAATTGAAGATGAAGCAGATGAAATAATAGATTTTAGTGAAAGAAATCCCTTTGGGATGCCATAAATAGAAAATAATCAATCAATTTATTAATATAGTAAGGAAAGTTAAAGTATGTTTGAATATTTTTATCACGAAATTTTAAGAAGGACAGTTATTGCATTTGGTTCTTTGTTTAATGATATTAGTATCAAGCATACTGACAACAATCAGAATGTAAAGAGTGTAATAAAAGTACCTCTTGCATATGGACCAACTCAAAAATTTCTTGCAAGATTAGAGCAATCGCCAGACTTGAACAAACCGGTTCAAATTACTCTGCCAAGAATGTCTTTTGAATTTACGGGATTAACATATGATTCCTCAAGAAAGGCGACAACGACTCAGACATTCACTATGAAATCGTCTTCAAATGGGACAGAAACTAAGAAGGCATATTTGCCAGTTCCATATAATATGCAATTTGAACTTAGTATTATGTCCAAATTGAATGATGATGCATTGCAAATCATTGAACAAATTTTACCATATTTTCAACCAGCATATGCTATGTCTGTAGAATTGGTGGAAGATATTGGAGAAAAAAGAGATATTCCTGTGGTTTTAGAAAGCATTAGTATGCAGGATGATTATGAAGGAAACTTTCTTACAAGAAGGGTGTTGTTATATACTTTAAGATTTACAGTAAAAACTTATCTTTTTGGACCAGTTTCTTCCGCAACAAAAGATATTATCAAAAAAGCAACTATTGGTTATATTGCAGGCGATACTACAAATTCTCCAATACGAGAAGTTGTTTATTCTGCCCAACCAAGAGCAATTAAAAACTACACAGGCAACGTTCTGACTACATTAACTAAAGATATAAGTGCAGAGGATATATTAATTCAAGTCAATGATTCATCTTCTATACTCCCCAATACATATCTTGATATTGAAGGGGAAGAGGTGTTTGTAAAAATTATTTCAGCAAATACTTTGACTGTAGAAAGAGGAAGAGACGAAACAACAGTTACTTCTCATCTAATTGGAGCAGAAGTAAAATCTATAACCTCATCTGATAATTTATTGGTAGAAGATGGTGACGATTTTGGTTTTAGTGGTTCAAATCTATAAAATTTATGAAAATGACAAAAAAATTCGATGGTTTGAATGAAACGTTTAATACTAGCGCAGAGATTGTATCTAAAAAAATAGACAGCAATACAGAAAATATTGAAATATCTACAAATACTATTTCTGATGATATAAAAAAAGATTACATTTATACTAGAGGAAATTTATACTCTCTTATAGAAAAGGGTCAAGAAGCTATTAATGGGATCCTGGAATTGGCTCAGGAAAGTGAGATGCCGAGGGCATATGAAGTTGCTGGACAACTCATTAAAAGTGTCGCTGATGCAACGGACAAATTAATGGAACTGCAAAAAAAATTAAAGGATATTGAAGAAGATAAACCAAAAGGACCAACAACAGTGAATAATGCCTTGTTTGTAGGATCTACGGCAGAATTAGCAAAATTTTTAAAACAACAATCCCAAGAAACTGTAGAGTAATAAATATAAAAAGGTACTTCTCAATTCAATGTCTAGATTGAAATCTCATAAAACAGTTGAGCAAATTGCGAAGAAACATCGTCTTGACGTTTCTTTTATACAAAAGCAACTTGATATGGGAGAGCCTATTGAGCATGAACATACTCAAGATCACAATCTTGCCAGAAATATTGCCCTTCAACATCTTGACGAAATACCAGATTATTATACTCGTTTGAAAAAAATGGAGTCATCTGCAAAAAAAGAACATAAAAAGTTCAAAGATGTAAAAGAAGAAAATAAATCTGGCGATAAAGGATTGCGCGATTGGTTTAATAAATCAAGTGGAAGAGATCCAAAAACCGGAAGAAAAGTTAAAGGATGGGTTCAAATTGGCGGTCCTTTTGCTGGTGCTCCATGCGCTCGTCAAGAAGGACAAACTTCTACACCAAAATGCGGAAGTTCTAAAATGGCAGCAAATTTATCGCCAGAAAAAGAAGAAAAGGCATTTAGAAGAAAAAACAAGCAAGATCCAAATCAACCACAGAAAAGAAACGCTGCAAAACCAACTAACGTAAGAACTGAAGAGATGGATTTACAGGAAAAGAAAAAAGAAGGTAAAAAAGACGCCTGCTATCATAAAGTAAAATCTAAATATGATGTTTGGCCAAGTGCATATGCTTCTGGAGCACTTGTCAAATGTCGCAAAGTTGGTGCAGCAAACTGGGGAACCAAATCGGAGGAAACTATGCACGAAGAAGAAAGATATTGTCCTTTATGCGATAAAAGAGAAACAAGATCCGAGTGCTCTTATGGAGAGAAAGCATGGGATAAAGTTTCTGTTAAAGATGAAGAATATTCAATGGCAAGATCAGAACTCAAAACCATTGAGAATGCAGTAAAGAGACTTAAAGCAAAAGTTGGCAAAGGAGAAGGTGATTTGGAAGCATGGGTACAATCAAAGATCACTAAAGCAGCAGATTATATTGATACTGCAGCGGACTACATTGCAAGCGGAGAAATGACAACTGAAAATGTTGAGCGTGGTCCCATTTTGCCCATGAAAGAAAAAGGTAAAAGAGTTTTTGCTAAAGGTCAACAACCAAGACCAACAGGAGCAAAACTTCCAAAAATCAATAAAGAAGAAACTTTAGTCGATAAAATTCTAGGCGAACTTCAAGAAGAAGATCCTTGTTGGAAAGGATATACTCAAGTTGGAATGAAGAAAAAGGGGGGAAAGCAGGTTCCAAATTGTGTTCCTTCAAAAGGATATGAGGAAGAAGTTGTTCATGAACGTGCGGATTTTTGGCATCCAGACCCAGAACAAGATCGCAAACTAGGTGGACCTGGAGCAAATCAACGGGCCCGTGAAGATAGTATTGCATCTAAATCTACTTCTACTTCAAAATCTGATAATAAATTAAGACCAGGTGAGTCTTATATGCAATTTGCTAAGCGCAAAGCAGCGGAAAGAATGAAGGAAGATGTAACAATCGAGGATGTCGATGGAAATACTTTTGCCGAAATAATTGATATAATAAAACCAGAACCAATTAAAGGATTTAAGTCCCAAGTAAGTGAGGCAACAAGACTCCAAGCACAAACTGGAAATGTAATCGCCGTCACTCTTTCTTGGAGAGGGAAATATTATTCTCTTAAAATGTTTTTCCCTCAAGTTAAGACTCCAACAAGAAAAGAAATCAATGATGAACTTCAAAAAGTTTATCCAGGTTCTAATGTAGTTTATCATTCAATCTCAGAAATTCAACCCGGACAACCATTGATTCAAGCGTTTGGTCCTCAAGGAGGTAGTTCCGCTAAACCAGGTTCAAATATAAACTACGTCAAACCAATGGGAGAAGAAGTTGAGTTGGAAGAAGAAGGTCCCCCTCTGTCTGTAGGTAGGGGAGAAAAACTTCCTGTAAGTAGAGGTGGAGGTCTTACTAAAAAGGGAAGAGAAAAATATAATCGTGCTACGGGATCTAATTTGCAGGCACCTGTAACTGGAGATGTAAAACCTGGTAGTGCAGCAGCAAAAAGACGTAAAGCATTTTGCTCTCGTAGTAGAAGTTGGGATGGAGAAAGAGGATTAGCAGCAAGAAGACGTTGGAATTGTAATTAATTTTTTAGAGGTTCGTTATGGCAAATAATGATGTTTATCTTGGTAATCCGCTATTAAAAAAAGCGAATACCACTCATGAATTTACTGAAGAGCAAATTATTGAGATTGCAAAATGTATGGAAGATCCCGTATATTTTGCAAAAAATTATGTAAAAATTGTAACCCTTGATCATGGATTGCAACCTTTCAAGCTGTATCCTTTTCAAGAGAAACTTGTAAGAAGATTCCACGAGCACAGATTTAATATCTGCAAAATGCCCCGTCAGACGGGAAAAAGTACTACTGTAGTATCTTTCCTATTACATTATGCCGTGTTTAATGATAATGTGAATATTGGCATTCTTGCAAACAAAGCAGCAACAGCAAGAGAACTCTTAGACAGACTGCAGACCGCTTATGAAAACTTGCCGAAGTGGATGCAACAAGGAATTATATCGTGGAACAAGGGTTCCTTGGAACTGGAGAATGGAAGTAAAATCTTGGCTGCTTCTACTTCTGCTTCTGCAGTTCGTGGTATGTCATTCAATATTCTATTTTTGGACGAATTTGCGTTCGTTCCCAATCACATCGCAGATTCATTTTTTGCATC